TAGACAGCGACTAGAAGAAGGCGGCGACGAAACTATTCCTCATAATGAATTAATGCGTTTTAGAACTAGAACCGGACATCAGATTTTATTACATAATTCAGAAGATTTAATCTATATTGCTAATTCAAGAGGTACTGCTTGGATTGAATTATCGTCAGACGGTAAAATAGATATACATGCTCAAGACAGTATTTCGATAATGACAGATACTGACTTAAATTTTACTGCCGAACGTGATATCAATATGGAAGCAGGTAGAAATGTAAATGTTAAAGCGTCTGCACGTTGGAGTGATTATAAGGCAAGTGAAGCCGGTATTGAAAGTGGCCGAGTGCAAATTGAAAGTTTATTCGATACAAATATTCTTGCAGAACGAGATTACAATGTTGCTGTAAAAGGTAATAACAATACTTCTGCAGGCGGCGCTAATAATTTCTCACAAAATGAAATATTAAGTATTAAAGCAAAACATATTTATTTAGAGTCTGAAGGCGACATACATTTAAAGTCAGCGAATAGTTTTTATAGAACATCTGGGTCTAATATGTATGATTTTGTAGAAGGAATTTATCACTTAGACGGTGAATTTGCAAACTTTAATATTGGCGAGGATATAAACACCAAAGTTGGTAACACTATAAACACAACAGCTGGACAAAATATATTAAACAAAACTATAGTTGGTGATATACAAAATGTTGCACAAAAGAATATTGTTAACGAAACATTAACTGCTGACACTTCTAAGATTAGCAATCTGTCAGCAGGAACAATTCATCATAAAAGTACAGGCGAACTAGATATAGAATCTAGTCTAGTTAATATAAAAGCAACTAATAATTATATTAATGGAAATTTACAAGTTAAATCAACATCGACATTTTCAAACCCACCGGCTCCGACATCAATACCTGCGGCGTTAGCAAAAAATACGAAGTTACCGTTACCTAATAAAACTGCATCGGGTGCGTTAGTAAACGCAAGTCCTGGATTATCATCTGGAGGAGATAATGGAGGTAAGGCTAATGGAGATAGCGGAGGATATGGTAACGTTACGCCTTTAAGTACTCATACACTTCCATATGTATTTCCAGGTAATCCTACTCCAGTTCCGTACCAAACTATTGTACCAAGAGCACCGCAGCACGAGCCTTGGCCACATCATGAGAATTTAAACCCTGTAGAATTTAAAAGAGACAAAACAGACAGAGAATCGATTGGTACACTTACAAGTACTGATGTGTTTGTTTCTCCTGATGCGTTTGATAAAGGTAAATCATCTGCTAGTTCTATCAGAGTATTAGGCACAGGCGGGAATATTACTAGCAGTACTATACCTAACAGTGGCGAAAACGACGATGCTGATACTATGCCGATTGATCGAACACCAAGTTCACAAACTCCACCTGCAACTGATCCTGATTATCGTCCATATTCGGGAACTGGAAAAGCATACGGCAAAGTAAAGTACGGTGAAGAAGGAGTAAACAGAGATCCGTTATACTATGATTGTAAAGGTAAGGCTCGCAGGCTTAGATGCGAACAACGACTTGAAGATTTATTAATTAAAGTTGCACTAGAATTAGATGTAAAAGTAGAAATCTTTAGCGGCGGGCAAATGCCAAAAGATCAGTGCCTATCAGAAGGCGGCTGGGAAGGGTATATCGGCGGTCAAAAAGGCTGGATACATCCATCTGAACCTGACATATTAGTAGGCACGGGTTCGCCTAGACACAATTTTGGATCTGCTGCTGATATTAGAATTTATGAAAACTCAGTAAGTCCAGAAAATCAAATATTATGGAATACTGCGTTAGGTGCAGAATTTGGAAGACTGTTTATTAAATACGGCGGAAGTAGTGCTGTAGGTGGCTACAAAAAGAATGGTAGACCTTATATGTCTTGGCCTAGTAATATACACGTAGATATTGTTGGAAATGACAGAGGCGGCGGCTTTTCTTGGTATAATCAAACAGCAACATGGGCTTCTAAAATATCTAGTGGTAGAGCTCAGCAAAATACTCGTATTCGATCAGCATTTGCATAAGGTAAATACAGTATGAGTTCATTAGAAAAAAATCTATACAAAAGGGTTACTGTACAAGGTAAACCGACGCCATCATCAGTTGGAAGATCTTATAGAGGATTCTCTAGTATTAACGAAAATACCGAAGGATTTGCATTATATGATTTTGAGCTTATTAAACAAGACATTATTAATCATTTCCATATACAACGTGGCGAAAAACTAAGTGATCCGTATTTTGGATGTGTAATTTGGGATCTATTATGGGAACCATTTACTGATGATGTGCGAGATGCTATATTAGAGAATGTTACAAATATTGTAAACTATGATCCGAGAGTTCAAGTTGAGAATGTATTTGTTGATACTTATGAATCAGGTATTGAAGTAAGTTGTTTATTATCCTATCTGCCTTACAATATTTCAGAGCAATTATTGTTTCGATTTGATCAACAAAGTACTAAAGATTAATAACAGATACTATTATTTCCTTGCATAAATATAAACATTATTGAAGGAAATTTTTATGTCATCAACTGATAGGCAATCGCGATTATTAGCAACAGAAGATTGGAAACGAGTTTATCAGTCTTTTCGTAATGCAGACTTTCAAAGTTACGACTTTGACAACTTACGTAGGACAATGATTAATTACCTACGTCAAAATTACCCAGAAGACTTTAATGATTATATTGAAAGTTCAGAATATCTTGCGCTAATCGATTTAATTGCATTTTTAGGACAAAACTTATCCTTCAGAATTGACTTAAATGCTAGAGAAAACTTTTTAGAAACAGCAGAACGTCGAGAAAGTGTTCTAAGATTAGCTAGATTAATTTCGTATAATCCTACAAGGAACAAAGCAGCCAACGGACTATTAAAGTTTGATAGTGTATCAACTACTGAAGGTATTATTGATACTAACGGTAATAATTTAGCCAATAAAACTGTAGTATGGAATGACAGATCAAATCCTAATTATTTTGAACAATTTAATAAAATTTTAAATTCTGCATTGCCAGGTGAAAACTCTATTGGAAATCCATCTAACATTGCAAATTTACAAAATATTACTACTGAGCAATATACATTTAATGCGTTAAATGCAGATGTTCCGATATATAATTTTGAAGCTGTAGTAGAGGGTATATCTACTAAATTCGAAGTTACAAGTACAATTATAAGCGAAGATTCAATAATTGAAGAACCACCATTACCTGGAGTTAGTCCATCGTTTGTGTATAGAAATGACGGTCAAGGCGCCGGAAGTTCAAATACAGGATTTTTTATGCACTTTAGACAAGGTACAATGGATAGTGCTGTGTTTGATATTACTAACCCAATTCCAAATCAAACTGTTGCTATTGATAATTCAAATATTAATAATTCTGATTTATGGCTATATGGTATTGACACCAATGGTTTTGAACTTGATTTATGGACAAAACTTGATTCGGTTGAAGGTAACAACATAATTTATAACAGTTTATTTGCTAATAACAAAAATGTTTATGCAGTTACTACTCGAGTAAATGACAGAGTAAATCTTGTGTTTAGTGATGGTGTATTTGGTAATTTACCTGCAGGTAAATTTCGTTTGTATTATAGAACTAGTGATAATAGAAATATGGTAATTAACCCTAACACTATTAGTAATGTAACAATCGAAATTCCTTACGTAAGTAAAATTAATAGACAAGAAACACTGACAATTACACTAGGATTAAAAACTTCTGTAACTAATGCAAGACCGTCTGAAACAGATGCAGATATAAAACAAAATGCTCCAGCAACTTACTATACACAAAACAGACTAATAACTGCTGAAGACTATAATATTGGTCCTTTAGGGATTGATCAGGATATTATTAAAACACGAACTGTAAATAGAATATCAAGTGGAATAAGTAGGTATTTAGATTTACGAGATCCAAGCGGTAAGTACTCAGCAACAAATTTATACGGTAATGACGGAGTATTATATAAAGAAGAATTCACAGATAGTTTTAATTTTTCGTTTGTAACACAATCTGATATTGAAGGCATATTATATAGTGACATTGAACCTAGGATTAAGTCTCCAAATATAAGAAATTTTTATATTGCAAATTTCTTTAAACAAAGCACAATCGATTTACAAGCATATTGGAAACAAGTTACATCAACTACAAATGCATCTACTGGTTATTTTGAAAAGACTCTTGACAGCGGCGAAATATTTTCTACACCTAGCGGAAACAACGTCGACAATGATAACATTTACCCAGTAGGAACTTACACAGTAAATGCACTTAAAAATTTACAAGCAGGAGCATTGTGTAAATTTGAAGCACCTACAGGGTATCACTTTATGGGCGATACAATAATGGCAGGTACAGCTGACCATCCAGGTTCCTCTACATATAAATGGGTTTCGGTACAATCAGTCGATGCTGACGGGACGCTAAACACAATAACAGGTCAAGGACCTATTACATTTAATGACGTAATTCCTAATGGTTCTTTATTAGTAGAAATACTGCCAAAATATGCATTAGCATTATCTGCAGATTTAAAAACTCAAATAATAGATAGAGCATTTTCTTACAAAGATTTTGGCATACGATATGATCAAAATAGTGCTCAATGGAAACTTATAAAATCAGAAGACATTAATACAACTTCTAAATTTGGTTTGCAAAACGCCGGTAGTACTCTTTCATCTAACTTAGATTCGAGCTGGATATTTTATTTTAAAACTAACGGACAACAATATACAGTTAATTATAGAAACATAAGATATATTTTTGAAAGCAAAGACGAAATAAAATTCTTCTATGATGGTAATAACAAAGTATACGATCCTAAGACTAATCAAGTACAACAAGACAAAATTACTGTTTTAAATATTAACACACAACCTGATCAATTAAACAATATAGCATTTAATAACGATTTTGTTTGGCATATTTCTGATTCATATACTGACTCGTTTGGCTACGTTGATAATACTAAAATACAGTTAAAATTTGTTGACAGTGATTCGGATGGTATAGCTGATAATCTAGGAGTGTTCAATGATATTATCGGCAATGACAAATATATATTCCAGAAAATTACTAAAAAAGATAACATCATTTCACAACGATATTTTGATAATAGCAATGGTACTATTAATACTGAATTTGCTAATGACTCAGAATTAGGTTCTTATGTAAATTTTGATGATGGACAGATTTTTTACTTTTCTGATTTTGATTTATTTAAGGTATTAAATAAAACTCAAAATAATCTTAGTATTATAAATGACTATAAAGCATTTATAGGTAGAGATAATTTAAAATTTCATTATGTACATGTTTCTGATTCTAATTATAGAATTGATCCAGCAACTTCTAATATTTTAGATACGTTTTTGCTTGTTAAATCGTATGATCAAGCAATGCGAGCATATATTAACGGTGGTCTTAGTGTAAAGCCTTTACCACCTAGCACTGACGAGTTATTTAGAAACTACGGGTCTGAAATTTATCAAATAAAAAGTATAAGTGACGAAGTTGTATTTCATCCAGTAAAGTATAAAATGCTGTTTGGCGATAAAGCTAACGAAGATCTTCAAGTAACATTTAAAATTGTAAAAAATGATAGAATTGCCATTAACAACAATGAACTAAAGAGTAAAATTATTGATTTAATAAATCAATTTTTTCAAATTGAAAATTGGGATTTTGGAGACACATTTTACTTCCAAGAACTTAGTTCTTATATAATGAATGTGTTAAGTCCAACTTTGTTGAGTATAGTTGTTGTACCAAAAAGATCGACACAGACATTTGGTAGTTTATTTGAAATAAGTGCCGAATCAGACGAAATATTTATTAGTGCTGCCACAGTTGATAATATAGAAATTGTTGACAAACTAACAGCTGATAATTTACAAGCATCAGGAAATGTAGTAACAACTATTACTACGTCAACATCTGAAGTACAAAGTAGAACTGTATCTACTACATCAAATACAGCAAACACAAGTGCAACAAGCACCGGTAATTCAAGTTCGAGTAGTAGTGTAAGTTCGCCTAACTCTGGAAGTTCGAATAATTCAAATGGCGGAGGATATAGTTACTAATGGCCGATATACAAGGAGAATTTGGACTACCTACTCCAGATGACGATAAAAGACAGAGTGCTAGATTTTTACCTAGATTTTTTCGTTCAGAAGCAAATCAAAAGTTTTTACAATCTACTGTGGATCAACTTATACAACCTGGAGTTGCAGAAAAGATTAGTGGATACTTTGGACGTAAAGTTGCTAAAAGTTTTTTATCTACAGATAATTACATCGGCGATCCTGCTAGTAAAGATAGAGAAAACTACCAATTAGAACCAGCAACTGTTATCAAAGACAGTTTAGATAATGTAACTTTTTATAAAGATTATAATGACTATATAAACCAACTAAAATATTATAATGTAGATACTAGTAATCACAGTAATATTAATGCACAAGTAAGTTATCCGTGGAACCCAAATATTGATTGGGACAAATTTGTTAATTTTAGAGAATACTACTGGTTACCTGATGGACCAAATTCGGTTGCTGTACAAGGCCAGTCTAGAGAAGTTCAAAGTACATATACTATTACAGTTGATGATGCTGACGGTGATGCATCGTTTCAGTTTAATACTAAGTTGGAAAGAAATCCTACACTAAGATTATATAGAGGTCAAAAATATACTTTTGAAATAGATACAGAAGGACATCCGTTAGCATTTGCTCTAACAAAAAGTTTTAAGCCAGGTGAAGCAGTTGTAGTTGCTACAACAGAAGGCATCAAAGATGATGGTAAATTTGGAGTTGATTTATTCGGATCAACATATGACACCGGCGATTGGTTAGTATTACCAAATGAAGGTAGTGTAACGTTTGAAGATGACGAAAGTGTTTCAACATTATACCCTGACGGTATTCGTAAGTTAGGAGAAAATGGCGAAGAAGTTGCAAACGTTTATCTTGAAAAAGGTAAAATAGAATTTACAATTCCGTTTAACTCTCCTGATAGACTTTACTACATATCAAAAAATGATATAAATGTAAGTGGTGTAATAAGAATTTACGACATTGAGGAAAACACATTCTTAGATGTTGAAGATGATATTATCGGCACAAGAAAATACACTAGTGCCAATGGAATAGAATTTACAAACGGATTAAAAGTTAATTTTAGAGGACAAACTAGTCCTGAAAAATACGCTGAAGGCAATTATTATGTAGAAGGAGTAGGTTCTGCAATTAAGCTAGTACCACAGGAGTCTCTTAATGTAATTCAAACAAATTCTACAGATCGTCCTTTAGACTTTGATAAAAACGATTTTGATGAGTTACCGTTCGATAATGCTGAAAATTATTCAACAACAAAAGATTATATTGTAATTGGCAGACAAAGTATTGACGGAAACAGTTGGTCAAGAGCAAACAGATGGTTTCATAAGACCGTTTTACAAAAGACAAACGAATACAATCATTCTAATGAAGCAATCGACGAGTCGGGTAAAGCAAAAAGACCTATCATCGAATTTGAGCCAGGGCTAAGATTATTTAAATTTGGCACAAAAATTAAAAAAGATGTAGATCTAATAGATACGTTTACTACTGATGTTTTTAGCGAGGTTGAAGGTTCATTAGGATATAATATTGATGGTGTGAATATTGTAGAGGGTATGAGAATTATCTTTACAAAAGATACAGACAAACTAGTAAAAGACAAAATATTTGAAGTTAAAAAAGTTAAGATAGATAATGATGTTTTGATTACACTTATAGAATCAGAAGATACTGCACCTTTATTAGATGAAAATGTACTTATAAAATCTGGAAGTAATAACAAGGGTATTGTTTACTATTATAATGGAACAGATTGGATTAAAACACAACAAAAAACAAAAACTAACCAACAACCTTTATTCTGTCTATATGATGCTGATGGAAAGTATTATGGTGACTTAGAATTATTTAATAGTAGTACATTCCAAGGAACAAAAATATTCTCATATAAAGAAGGTAGAGGAACAGAAGACCCAGAGTTAGGATTTCCTCTTACATACCGTAACATAGAAAATAGCGGCGATATTGTATTTGATTTTAATCTACTAACAGACACCTTTAGTTACGAGGACGGTGAATCGGTTGTAACACTTAGTACAGATACATCTTTCCTTAAAAAATATTCTGCTTTAGACAAATTTGAATATGCAAATGGTTGGTCAAGTACACCTATGGAAACACGTCAGAAAGTAGTTAGACATTATATTGCTACACTTAATGCTGCAAATAATTTTGCTATTGATGTTTACAATGCTCCTGGTGATTTAAATGATTTAGTTGTAAGTGTATTTGTTAATAATAATATACAAAAAGAAATTACCGATTATACAATTTATAGACAGGATTCTAAAGCAACGGTAATATTTACTAACGACTTAAACGAAAATGACAGTGTTGTAATAAAGACTACTTCTGCTGCTGATAAAAATGACAATGGATTTTATGAAATACCTTTAAATTTAGAAAAAAATCCGTTAAATGAAGAAATTACAAGTTTTACATTTGGCGAAGTTGCTGATCAAGTTTTATCAATGGTAGAAGATTTGCAAGAATTTGACGGTGTGTTTCCAGGTAACAGTAATCTGCGAGATTTAGGAGATATTGATAAATTTGGAAAAAGATTTATTAAACATACAGGTCCTTTAAATTTACCGCTATATCACTTAACTAGTAAGAAATTTAATATTGTTAATGCTATAGAATATAATGCAAAAGAATATGAGAAGTTTAAAAGAGAGGTTATTAATACTGCAACTAATTTAGGCTTTGACGGCGAAACAAAACTTCATTTAGATAAAGTTTTACAAGAAATTAATAAAGATAAATCTGAAACACAGCCTTTCTATTTCTCAGACATGTTAGGATATAATACAACAAATAAAATTGTACATACTATATTTGATAAAGATGATAAGTTTTACGGATTATCTAAGAAATTTAATTTATCGAATCTATCAGAAAAATCAGTTAATGTTTATCTTAACGGAAAACAATTAATTTATAATCTCGATTATAATTTTACAGATGAAGGATTTATTAATCTAGATTCTGTTCAGCAAACAGGTGATATATTAGAAATATATGAATACGACAATACTGATGGAGCATTTGTTCCGCCAACACCTACAAAATTAGGAATGTATCCTCGTTATCATCCAGAAATTACAATTGATGATACATTTGTTAATGATGATGAAATTAATACAACTTTAGCCTATACATGTTATGGACAATTAGAAAATAATCATACTACACAAGGATGGTTTTATCCGTTATATATTGATAGAAGTACAGCAAGAGATGCTGATGCCAATGGCGAAGTAGAAACAATAAAGTTAAACGGTCTACCAGTATACTTTTATGCACCAAAGTCTTTAGTTAAAAAGGGCGTAGCACCAAATACCGATTATGAAGAATATCCTGTAATTGCATTAATAAGAGGTCACGACGGTAGTTTTATTAGAGCATATAAAGACTTTAGAGATAACTTGTTATTAGATTTTGAAAAACGTATCTATAATAATATTAAGATCGATTATACTAAAACCTTAGTTAATATACACAATTTTATATCAGGATCATATAGAAACAGTTATATTAATTCAGATAAAGTTAACGACATACTGATAAAAGATTTTATTCAATGGATGCAAGGATCTAATATATCCGATTATACTAAAAATGACTTTTATAATGTAGATAATACGTTTACATACAATTATAGCACATCTGTAAATCAAAATGGAAAGTCGGTAGAGGGATTTTGGAGAGGCGTTTACATAAATGCATATGACACTGACCGTCCACATACACATCCGTGGGAAATGTTAGGATTTAGTATTAAGCCAGAATGGTGGGAAACACAATATGGTGCATCACCTTATACATCTGATAACATAGTATTGTGGAAAGATTTAGAAACAGGCACTATAAAAGATCCTAATGGTACTAAAATAAATCCTTTATATGCTAGACCCGGACTACTTAATTTTGTACCAGTAGATTCTCAAGGTAAATTAAAGTCACCGGCTGAATCAGGTCATATTGAAAATATTGTGTTTAGAGATTTAGGCAAACCTTTCAAATTTGGTGATCATTCTCCAGTAGAAACTGCATGGCGTAGAAGTAGTTCTTATTGTTTTGCATTAGTAAAAGCAATGCTACTTAATAAACCTGCACATTTTATGTCTATGGCTTTTGATACATCAAGAACAGTAAAAAATAATGCAAATCAAAACGTATATCTAAGTACTCAAAAACAAGTTAATTTAGCATCGTTATCATTACCAAATACAGTAAATCAAAATTCACGTGTGTTTACTAGTGGACTTGTAAATTTTGTGCATAATTTAATCGGATCAAATGTATATGCATTGTATGATGATTATCAGTATGATTTAAAAAATATAAACAATCAGTTAGGATTTAAATTAGCAGGATTTACAGACAAAGACAAACTAAGCATTATATTAGATAGTAAATCACCTACAAATGATCAACCGTCGGGTATTTTTATTCCCCAAGAAAATTATGATGTATTTTTAAATACTAGTTCACCTATAGATGTAATTGTGTATAGTGGTGTAATAATAGAAAAAGCAACAGATGGATATATTGTTAAAGGATACAACTTTAATAATCCTAATTTTAAATATTTTAAACCATTAACTAGACAGGGCGATAGAGAGTTTACATTTGGTGGTGATCCAGAGCCAAGTACAGATTGGACTGAAAATAAAAAATATATAAAAGGACAAGTAGTCAAGTATAAAAACGAATATTATAGAGTGTCGTCTAATTATACTAGTGATAGCGTCTTTGATACTAATGTTCATTTTAAACTAGACAATCTACCGGTAAACGGAGGAAAGTCTGTAGTTATTAAATCCACGTTTGAAACAAAGATTTCTAATTTAAACTACGGCACAAAACTTACAAGTACTCAGGAAGTTTGTGATTTCTTGTTAGGATATCAAGAATATTTAAAATCAACAGGGTTTACTTTTGACTATTTTAATGATAAATTTAATACTATAGAAAATTGGAATAATGCACTTCAAGAGTTTGTTATTTGGACGTCTGAAGGCTGGGCTTCTGGTACAATACTTTCGTTAAGCCCGGGAGCATATGCATTAGAATTTAAGAAAGATTTTGCAGTAGTAGATGATATATATGATGAGTTTTACGACTATTCGTTATTATCAGAACAAGGTTTACCGTTAAGGCAAAAATTTAGTAGTATTTTAAGAGACAACAATAGTTTTAGTTTAAAAACAAAAAATACTGACAGCGGAATTTATAATTTAGCACTGCCATTAGTGCAAAAAGAACATGTTGTAATAATTGATAACGAAACAGTGTTTAATGATAAAATTTATCAACCGAGAACTGGATATAGACAAGAACGTTTAAAGGTTCTAGGTTATCGCAGTGACAACTGGTTAGGCGGATTAAATATACCTGGATTTATATACGACGATACTCACGTTACTGAATGGACAAGATGGCAAGACTATAACATCGGAAGTGTTGTAAAATACAAAGAGTACTATTATGTTGCTAATAATGAAGTAGCAGGGTCGTATAATTTTGAATTTACTAATTGGGTAAGGTTAAATGAAAAACCTGAATCAAAACTAATAGCTAACTTTGAATACAAAATTAATCAGTTTGCTGACTTCTATGATCTCGATACTGATAACTTTGATTTAGAACAACAAAAGATGGCACAGCATTTAATTGGCTACCAAAAAAGAGAATACTTGTCAAATATTATACAAGATGATGTAAGTCAATATAAATTTTATCAAGGTTATATCCAAGATAAAGGAACTATGAATGCTCTTGATAAATTGTTTAATTCTATTAGAGGACAAGGTTTAGAGTTTTACGAAGAATGGGCACTACAGGTAGGAAAGTACGGTTCGACAGATAATATTAAACAGATAGAAATACCTATAACACAAAGCAATTTAAGAGAGTCTCCGCAATCGATTGAATTTGTAGAATATCTACCTGAAGAAACATTTGACAAAACTTACAGAGTAAGACCGTTTGATCTTTTAGATAAACCGCAGGATTTTAATGTAAACACATTCCCAACTACTACTAATAAAGAATATATTTTATCTGGTGGTTATGTTCATGAAGATGATATTGATTTTAAAACAGCAGCAATAACTGACCTAAAAGATGTTGACATTAATCAAATGAACATCGAACAATACATATGGGTTACATTCGAAAATCCAAATAACTGGAATGTATATCAAATTATAGATCTTGAAGTTAACTCCGCTAGTCTTTCTGTATTTGCAACTCCTGATGAATCTAATCAATATTATGCAACTATAACTCTTACAGAGAATCAAGGATTTAATTTAGAATCAGGAGACTACGTTGCTATTGTAGGTGCACAACTTTATAATGTATTTTCTTTTTATGAAGTAATAAGTTACATAGATAATCAAATTTTTATCAGAGTATCTGAAGACAACAACATAATTGACTTTGATTCAGAAAACTTTGACATTTATACAATTAAAAAAGTAAGAGCTAGTAACTTTGAAGAATTTAATACTATTGCTAGAGAGTCTAAGTTTGAAAGTCAGCGAGTATGGATAGATAACTATGCAGGAGAAAATCGCTGGGCAGTATTAGAAAATACACCATCTTATAAGGTGTTAGGGTCAATTGTTAATCCTGAAGATCCTGAAGACAGCACTAACTTAGAAGTTTTTACAGACTATGCAAGTGACTTTGCTATAAGTAGCAATAATAAAGATTTATTTTTGTCATCGCCTGAAAGCGGTAATGGTAAAGTATTTTACTATACACGAAATAGAGAAGATACTGCACATGAATTTGTACAAACTTTTACAAGTTTAGAATTGCCTTTTAGTACAGAAAATGCCAAATACGGTAAGTCTGTATCTGTTAGTGATGATGGAGAATTTTTAGCAATAGGTATTCCTGGGGCTAGTCAAATTAAAACAAAATATAAAGGCGACTATGTATCTAATGTATTGTATTCTAAAAGAGATATTGTAAAATATAAAGAGTCGTTATGGCGTGCAAATAGAAATATTGTACAAGAAGGAACAACACAGACTTTTGAAACATATGATAGTTATATTAACATAGAATCTAGAATAGATCAAGATAGTACAAACTTAACGTTACTTTCTCAAGCATATCCTGGACTAGGCTCAACGTCCGGTAATGATCATATTCTTGTAAGAGCTCCTCTTGCTCAGCATATTGCCACCACAACTGGAGACTATATAAGACTAAAATGGAATGAATTATCATACGTTAACGGTTCACTAACTTCAGTATATAAACCATGGAATGATACATTAAGTACATTTGGTATATCTACAGACTTTGTTTCTGGATGGCATCGCATACAAGAAAAAATTACTAGAATTATAATAATTAATGATTATTTAAGAACAGTTGATACTGGTGATATAGTACAATCTAGTACTGGATCTGCAACTGTAGCAAAAGTTAAAGCAACGTCAACTGATCTTATGATTTATTTAAAAGACGAAAAGGGAACTTTTGATACTACTGATTTTTTAAATTTATATGATTTTGCAAACGATCTAACTGCACCGATTGGTACATATACTGAAGTTACGTTAGGTGAAACTTCTGAAGAATTTGGCTTATGGTTAATTGACTCGCCAGTATACACTTCTACTAATACTCCGTTTGAAACTGGAAAAGGATTAGTATATCTTGATGTATTAGAAGCAAGTAATTACAATGCAGGTACTCAGACAAGAATTGACTATGTTAATGTCTTAGATACAGTAAACAGTATAGGAGAAGTTAATCTAGCTAGAGATAGAGTTAATATAATTGATCAATTAACATACAACGATCCTGATAACGGAATAGTTTTATCAGATAAATGGATTGTACGAGTACCTACTAATTTGTCAAACAGTGTAAGTAGTAATCTAGTAGGTATCGGTAGTAGTTCAAATCCGTCATACGAATTTTATATGTATAATTATGAAAATGCTATTGATGTATCTGCAAGCGGAATTACACATGCTATTACTAATAAAACTCAAACTGTATATGATGTATGGGATGGGTACATTGATATTGATTTTTCTGGATACACTAATTTTGAAGGAACAATATACGGTTTAAAGGTTGGTGATGTAATACAAGATGTGCAACGACCACTAGACATAAATGGTCAACCTAGCACAAATCCAACACCAACAGATCATGAAGCTACTATTGTCTATATAAAAAGAAATACAGGTGTTGACTTTCAAAAGGTAAGAGTATATATTAAAATTAATAGTGGATTGTGGGACTTAGAGCCAAATATTGCACAAGTTCAAATACTTAGACTAGCAGGTACAACAACTGACGGCACAGTAAGAGAAGTAAACAGGCTTATAGGTGAAATAAACGATTTTAATGCAGACACTGTTGTACCATCAGGCGATGCCGGAAAGTTTTTAGTATTCGAAGCTGATAATGATTTTGCTTATTCTCAATATAGCGAAATTTTTGATCAAGAATATTATTTTTATACTGTACTTACTCAGACACTTGCTTCAGAAATTACTGCAAGCGCTCCGAGTTCTTTAAACTTAGACTGGTCTCAAATCTATCATATTGAAACAAACGAAGCAGGTAATCCTAGTTTAAATGGTGTAGGAGCCGTGGCTATCTATAGTAAGTCAGGCATCAATAATTATGTTCTTAATCAAGTTTTAGTAAGTGAATTTAACTTTAACGTATTAAATGAAAATTTTGGTAAAAAGGTTAAAATATTAAATTCTAATAATGGTTATAAGTTGTGTGTTTCGAGTAAAGGTTCGGGCACAGAAGAAAATTCAGGAATAATAACTTTCTTTGAACATGGACCTATAGATGTAACGAATTATAGAGGAAAATATAATTCTAATGAAAATTATGTCATAGGTGAAACAGTAAGCAACGAAGGAAGATATTATAGAGCAAGAACAACATTAACTTCTGATAATGACATTGATGATAGCAATAGTTGGGAAGATATTAGTTGGAGGAGAACTACTGATGAAAAATACCGAGGTACTATCGCAATAAATTCAGAATATGGAAAAGGAAGTGTTGTACTGTATAACAATGGATTATATAAAGCAAAAACAAATATAATTACCTCGGCAACTATCGGAGATCTTTCAACTGATGCAAGTTGGACAGCAGTTGATAACAACGTGGAATATATTGGATATATTCCTTGGATAACGTCAAGTCTAATAACTGGCGATGCGCAGTTTGATAACACTGATATAGTATTGTTTAGTGATGACTTTATTGTTAGTGAAAATGCAAATATTTTAATAACAAAAATTTCACAAACAGGAAATTCTATTGCGTTGGTAGTTTATGTGCTTGATAATGGAAGGTATAGATATCAACAAACTATAGATGATACCGATGGCAATGTAGGGTTTGCAACTAGTTTTAAATTAAATCCACAAGGGAATAAATTAGCAGTCTCGAGAACTTTAGATGGAATTGGTTCAGTACACATATATAATTTTGTTAGCGGACAGTTTGATGTAAACAATCCACAAATTATTACACCACCGTCTGTGTTTACAACCAAAAAGTTTGGATATACTTTGTCCTTTGGCGAAGAAAATTTAGCCATTGGTAGTTTAGATGCTAGGGTGTTTATTGACGATAGTACTGATTTTATAGTAAACGGAATATTTACTCCTGAAGTTTACGATCAAGGAGTAGTATATTATTATGAAGAAGTTAACAATAACTTAATTTTTGCAGAAAGAATTACCTACGGAGTAATCGACGATAATGCTGAACAAAATGTAAAGATTAATGGAAATCATTTGTATATTGGTGCATCGGCTCAAGATAATAATCAGTATCAAGGTGAGTTTTTTAATTATAGGAAAACCTACGATGCAAAGACTTGGACAGTAACTAGACAAATATCAGATCCTGTAGATATTAAAAAAATTAAGAGTGCATTTTTGTATAATAAAACCCGTGATGAAATTGTTTCTTACCTAGACTTTATTGATCCAATACAAGGAAAGATTGCAGGACCTGCAGAAAAGAATATTACTTATAAAACACCTTATGATCCTGCATCGTATAATGTCGGTGATGCTGCTGATACAGTATTTTGGTCAGATGACCATGTTGGAAAAATTTGGTGGGATATATCTAAATGTAAATTTACATATCCATATCAAAAGTCTATACAATACCAAAAAGATAATTGGAATGAATTACAGCCTGACGCATCAGTAGATGTTTATGAATGGGTAGAATCTGTTTATTTGCCTAGCACATGGGACGAATTATCAAATTTACCAGAAGGTTCGACACTCGGCATTTCTGGAACAACATTATACGGCGATACACAGTTTAGTAAACGCTTTATATACGACAATGACAGTCAGACATTTAGTGAAATTTACTACTACTGGGTGCGCAATAAAAATAGTGTTCCTAAAACAGATACTAACAGAACAATTTCCGCTTTAGATATTGCAAGATTAATTGCAACACCGAGAGAGCAGGGGTATAGATTTATAAGTTTCTTAAGTTCTAATGGTATATCTTTAAATAATTGCGATAGTTTAATTACAAATGATGATATAGTTTTAAATATTAGGTATCACATACAGGATAATCGTAATCAAAATGAACATGATGTTTATCAAATTCTTTCAGATGGTTTAAAAAATAGTGCACCGCATCCAATTATCGAAACAAAATGGTTTGATAGTCTAATTGGTTTTGATAAATCAGATAGGACTATACCCGATCCTGCACTATTAGAGAAAAACAGATACGGTATACAAAATAATCCACGTCAAGGCATGTTTAAAAATAGAGTAGAGGCTTTAAAAAATCTTGTTGATAGGGTTAATATAGTTCTAGAAAACAATAATATAGTTGACAATATTGATATGCAACGTTTAAATTTAGTTGACGAATTACCTACTATTAATTCTGGATTATTTGATGTTACATTTAATAATGAAACTGAACTTACTTCTATTAACTCGAAAATAAAAACACCAATTTTAAAACCAGTTATAACCAACGGTAAAATAACTAACGTACAGATATTAGATCCTGGTAGAGGATATAAAGTGCCTCCTACTTATACAATAAACGGCATAGGACAAGATGCTAATTTTGAAATAGAAATTAATAATCTAGGACAAATAACCCGTGTAAATCTTACTAACAATGGATCAAACTATGATAATAATACTAGTATTACAGTAAGAGCATATAGCGCTCTTGTTATAACTGATAATACACTATCTGATAATTCTTGGGCTATTTATAGATATAATTCTACTGAAGAAACATGGCAAAAAACAAGAGTACAAAGTTATTCTGTTCCGAGATATTGGCAGTATATTGATTGGTATGCAGCTGGATATAATGCATTATCAAAGGTTGACCATTACATAAAGGGCACATATCAAATAGAAGGAACTAATGCAAAATTAGGTCAAATTATAAAAGTTGAAAATGTAGGCACAGGGGGCTGGTTATTGCTTAAAAGAAAGTCTACAACAGATAATGAAGATTTTACACAAGTTTACGATACTATTGGCAGACAGAATGGTACAATTAAACTTTTACCTTCGCTTTATGGCGTAAATTCTAGCACAGGATTTGATAATAGAAGTTTTGATAATTTTAGTTTTGATAAAGATCCTAGAATTGAATTAAGAATAATATTAGAAGCAATTAGAGACGATATATTTGTCGGAAACTTGCAAAATGAATATAACCAGTTGTTTATTTCGTCATTAAGATATATCTTGAACGAACAGCGTTCAGTGGACTGGTTCTTTAAAACAAGTTTTGTTAAAGTAAAGCATCATGCAAGTACATTAGAACAAGATATAACATTTAATGTTGATAATTTGGATAATTATAAGTCTTATATAGAAGAAGTAAAACCTTTTAAAACTGTATTAAGAGAATTTATTAGTAATCATACAAAAACAGAAGAAACAAATACTTCCGTTACTGATTTTGATTTACCTACTTACTATGATGATATAAAAGAAAAGATAGTTCCTAATAATGTTAAAATTACAAACGGAGAAATAGTAACAACCGATGATAATATTACAGAATATCCAAGACGTAATTGGTTAGATAATGTTGGCTTTGAAATTACCGATATTAAAATTACAAATAGCGGCACAGAATATACAACAAAGCCAGCAGTCGAAGTTATCGGCGGCGGCGGCAGCGGCGCAGTAATAGAAGCATTTATTGGGTACGGGAATATTACCGGATTAAAAATTGTATATCCAGGTGAAGGCTATACATCAATACCAACTATTCAAATAGCACCTCCTCCTAATTCAGAAGGAGTTCAAGCAACAGCTTACCCTGTCTTAGGTAGAAGTAAACCTAGAACAATTAGATCTACAATTAAATTTGATAGAAATTGGCCAGTACTAACCCAATCTGTAAATACATTAGAGCACACACAATCGTTTACCGGAACAGGAACACAAACAGTGTTTGATTTAGAATGGCCGATGCAAGTTTTAAATAGTACTTATGTAGTATACATTAACAATACCGAGGTATTATCAGGACAATATTCAGTAACTAATATTCAAGATATGTCCAAAGGTTATACAAGATATAAAGGTCGAGTTGTATTAAGTACACCGGCTGGTGTAGGCGATACTGTTACTATTGTCTATAACAAAAGTTTAGAAATATTAAATGCTATTGATAGAATTAAGTTTGCGTATAATCCAAACGATAATATGATTAGTAAAGATGCAGCACAATTAATGGATGGTATTGATTATGCTGGTGTACAAATTGATACTTTAGATTTTGGAACAGCACGTGGCTGGGGCAACGGCGAATGGACTGATTTTGACTATGATACTGATGAAGAATTAGAAGATCTAATTGTAGAACTTGACGGTTCTAGTACAAGTATAATATTACCTAGAGCACTAGAATTAGATGTGTCATATAACATTTACAGGATTGGTATAGATTCTAATGATAATATCTTTAGTAACATTAGACACGATGACGAAAACTTTGGTACTGCCCAACAATCTAATCTAAACGCAACTTGTCAAACATTAGTCGGCGACGGTGAAACACAGGTAATTAATCTAAATGACTTAGGAATAATGACTGCAATTAGAGAAGGAGAATCATATGTAAAGATTGTTGTAAGAAAAGTTACAAGCGATGGTAGTATTTTACCTTACGGTGCAACTTATGATACTGATATTAGTGGTGGTGATTTAAACTATTTAAATGCAAGTGGACAAAGACCTGAAGACATTATAATTGATGGTGATAACTTTGTTACTCCTGAAAGTGCAAAAAGTGTTGAAGAACTAGTTCCAGGACAAGTGCAAGATACACTCGATATGCAAGTTACTACTAAAGGAGAAGATAGTGCAGTATATAGTTATAGAATCTTTAAAGACATAACAAATAATACAACTTATAAACGTATTGATAGCCCAACAACTAAACTTTCAAAAGAACTTACGCAGTATGATTTACAAATTGAAGTTAAAGATGCAACTAACTTACCAGAACCAGATAGAGAATTAAATTTACCTGGGGTGCTTTGGATAGGTAAGGAGCGTATTGAATACCTAGTTAAGGATGAAAATAGACTTAGACTAATACGTCGAGGAACGCTTGGTACAGGAGTGCGTGATGTACATCCACTAGGTACACCAGTGTATGATCAAAGTAGAACAAAAAATATTACATATGAAGATGTAACGCAAACACAAACAGTTGATAGTGCAGATGTATCTTCAGTTGCAAGTACATTTGAATTAGGGTTTATACCTAATTCTGTCGATGAGTTTGAAATCTTTATTAATGGTATTAGACTAACTGGTAAAACGTCTAAATTATATAATCCTAATATAGCACAAGACTCGCCTGAAGGTGATGAAGATGTAGCAGCAGATTTTACATTATCGTATGTAATTGAAAACGACACACCAGTACAAGCAATAATTGATATTACTAATTCGTCATTGCTAGAGTTTGCTACTAGAAACATTGTAGTAACTAGGAAAAAAGGCTCAATGTGGAACGTAATAGGCGAATCAATAACTGAAACAGAAACAAGTATCGGGTTCTTTCTGAGATCCGGAAACTAATAAATACATTGTATAGGAAGACAACATGAACAGTATAACAGATTTAAACGGAATAGCAGTACAGGGCCATATTAAGATATACGATCCTAGCAATGGCGAAGTTTTTGTACAAAAGCGTAATGCAATACACTACGAAAATATGAGTGTTGCTCTTGCAGAAAGTATGGCAAACTTGGGTAAAGGATTTATATACGAAATGAGCTTCGGCAACGGCGGCACAAGTGTTGATCCAACAGGTATTATTACATATCTAACACCAAACAGTACAGGCGCAAATGCAAGTCTTTATAATCAAACATATTCAAAAGTTGTAGTTGACGACGGACTGCTTAATAATAATCCAGAAAGCAATTATTTAGAAATTAGACACGTTACAGGAACAAATTATACAGACATACTTGTAAGTTGTTTACTAGACTATTCAGAGCCTGTTGCACAGGAAGCATTTGATAATGCTACTAATTTGTCTAGTGATTATATATTTGATGAATTAGGGTTGCGTAGTAAATCAAGTGATCCAAATGAATCAGGTAAACTGATTACACATGTTATTTTTCACCCTGTACAAAAATCATTAAACAGACTAATACAAATTGACTATACAGTGAGAATACAGAGTTTGTCAGGAGGTAATGCATAATGCCTTATATAGTTAGATTTACAGACTTTGTAAATAAGGGATCTATTGAAATCAGTGACGGAGAAATTAACTTAATCGATACTAGTTTAAAATTTCCAGGTAAAGGTGCAATTGGTTATGGCCAAGCAATTGCTGATAATTTTCTACATTTACTAGAAAACTTTGCAGGTGCATCTGAACCTAGTAACCCTGTTGAAGGACAATTATGGTATGATACTTCAGCCGGCATTGATCAATTAAAAATATATGATAGTGCTCAATGGCGCACGGCAAGTGGATTTGTAAAAGCAGCTTCACAGCCATTATCTAATCAGTCGTCACCGGGCGACTTATGGGTTGATACAGTTAACCAACAATTATATATCTTTTCAGGAAATACTTGGTTGTTAATTGGACCTGAAGCAGGAACAGGACTACTTACAGGCGGCAGAGCACAAACTGTTTTAGACATTGATAATCTAAGCAAAAGTATATTCATTATGTATATACAGGATATACCATATGCTATTGTAAGTGCAGAAGAATTTACACCTAAAACTGCTATCAGTGGGTTTGGTACTCTTAAGAAAGGTTTTAATTTACGTAATGAAGGTAGTATAGATAATCCTATAAAATTTATTGGTGTAGCTGAAAGTGCTAAAGGACTAATAGTTGTTGAAAGTAGCGGCGCAGTTGAAGTTGCTGCTGAAAAATTTATAAGAACTGATTCTCGTGCAATTTTAAACGAACAACTTACAATCAATAATAACTCTGGATTTAAACTTGGAACAGATAGCCAATTCCAGATAGGTGTAAATGGTACGTCAGTTGAATTAAAAAACAATAACCAAATATCTTCAATCGATTTAATACTTAAAGATGTAGATCAATCTTTTAATACTGTTTTAAGAGTCAATAGTGAAGAAAGGGTAGGCATTAATAACCTTGCACCAAGTCAAGCACTTGATGTTATAGGTAATATTAAAGCAACAGTTGATACAACAGATCCTACTAACACAGGTAAAATAGAAGCTAGTAATACTGAAAATGCTATTAACTTTAGTTCAGGCTCTCTTGTAGTAAAAGGCGGCGCTGGGATTGCTCAAGATTTACATATCGGCGGCAGTATAAACATTGCAGGAAGCACTATAGTAAATGCCCATATATTGCCTGCACTAGAAATTAACTCTTACGATATAGGATCGTCAGATGCTCCTTTTAAGAGAATGTATGCAGAATCATTTTTAGGAAATGTTACTGGTAATGTTACTGGTAATGTTACTGGTAGATCAACTACTGCTGATAAATTAACTAATGCAACTACATTTAGAATGCAAGGCGATTTTACAAGTAATAGTTTTGAGTTTGACGGACAGTCAGGATCTGAAAAGGTATTTGAAGTTTCAATATCAAACGATATCGTTGCTAGTAAAACAAGACTTAGAGCTGATTTAATCAGTAACACAGACGAACTGTTAATTAACAAAACTACAGGAGCAGATTCAGGACTGTATAAAGTAAACAAAGTTGATTTATTGTCATCTGTGCCTATTACACCGGTCGGTAGTATTATGCCATATGCAGGTGTTACAGCGCCTGCAGGTTGGTTACTATGCACAGGGCAAGAAGTATTTAAAACTGACTACAACGAACTATGGCAAGTGATAGGACATAACTTTAAATCAGCAAGTTTAGTTAGCGATGGCGGAGATTTAAAATTCGGATTACCTGATTTAAGAGGTAGATTTCCTTTAGGTGTTGATAATATGGGCGGCCAAGCAGCAAACCGTGTTACTGGATCAGTTGCAAGTTTTACAAACGTTCAGCAAACATCAACAACGGGTACTGGTTCTGGCGCTGTATTCAGTGTACAACTTAATGCTGGAAATTATAATGTACAAGTTACTAATCCAGGTACTGGATATACAGTTGCAGAAAAAGTTACAATTTCTGGAGTTATATTCGGCGGCGCTACACCTACTCATGATCTAGTAATTACAATTAACTCATTAACTGTAGGTGGAATTGCTACATTTAGCTTTACAGGTATTGCATTTGAAGGCGGCGGCCCAGATACAATAGGTCAATCACAAGGAAATCAATCATATGCAATTAATACACAGAATTTACCAGACCATGATCATACTTTAGAAGGTGACGAATCTCAATTCTATGCTATCAGTCAGAAAGCACAGGATCCAGATAACCCGGGGCAGTTATTAACCGATCCAGACGGTATTCCTATATCTATAGAAGCAGGTGCCTCGGGTTATCAAGGAAAAACAACTACAGGAGGTATAGAAACAGGCGGTGCCTTAGGTTCACCACTTAATGTTATGAACCCCTACTTGGCATTAAATTATATTATATACGCAGGAACATCAACATGAGCTATCAATTAAATAAAACAAACGGTACAGTACTAGTAGACTTAATTGACGGAAAGATTGATACTACAAGTACAAACTTAACGCTTGTAGGTAGAGGGTATAGGGGCTACGGTGAAGTTTTTAATGAAAACTTTATCAAATTGCTTGAAAACTTTTCGAATACTGCTGCACCAAGCAATCCGTTGACAGGGCAGTTATGGTGGGATAGCGCAAACAACCAGTTAAAAATTTATACTGGTGTAGAATGGAAATCAACAGGCGAACCGTTTATTCAGTCAACACAGCCTATTGGATTAGCAGCTGGTGACTTTTGGTTTAACAATAGTGATGACCAGTTATACTTTTTTGATGGCGGCGGCGATCCATTATTAATTGGACCGAGTTTTACTAAAAACCAAGGTAAAACAGGTTTCTTCGTTGAAACTATTAAAAGTATTACAGAAGTTGAGATTACAATTGCAAAACTATACATCAATAACGAAGAAGTTGGTTTATTTAGTAACATAGAATTTACACCTGCTGTAGTGGCTAGAATTCCAGCACTTGTATCAGCAAGTAATCCTAATGGTATTATATTCAAAGGGTTTAACGTATACGATAAAGTAAATTTTAAGTTTATTGGTACTGCTGAAAGTACTTCAAACTTAGCAACAACTGACGGACAATTACTCAATGCTGATCAGTTTATTAGATCTGATATTGATAGTTTAACAACTGGTAGATTAGAAATAAGAAACACAAACGGTTTAATATTCTCAAATACTACTAACACGATTATGAGTATGCGTCCACAGGGTGCTAATTTCTTTATCGAAAATCCTATCTCAAATAGTGACCTTGCATTAAGAGTTGTGTCTGGGGCTAACTTAGGTAACTTAACTAACGCTGTATACATTGATGCTAGTGAAGGTAGAGTTGGTATAATGAATATTGATCGACTTCCGTTATATACGCTAGATGTTGAAGGTGATACACGAATAACAGGCAACTTAATTGTTGAAGGTGAGCAATTAAGCGTTGAAGTTACAACCTTGCAAGTTTTGGATAAATCGATAAAACTTGCTGTTACTGCTGACGGTACAGCACAAGACGATTTATTTGCAGACGGCGGTGGTATTATTGTTAGATCTACACAGGGCGATAAAACGTTCTTATGGGAATACGATTCAAACGCTTGGGAATCAAACAAAGATTTAAATTTAACAAGTGAATCGCTAAGTTATAGAATTAACGGTAGTATTAAATTAACAGAAAACAGTTTACAAAACATTAACTTTGCAGATGATTTAGTTAGACTAGGTACATTGGTGTATTTAGATGTAGATAACATTAACATAGACGGCAATACTGTTTTAGCAACAGGTAATTTAAATTTACAAGCTACAGGTAATATTACATTTACTACAGGCGGCCAGTTACAAATTAACCCTGTTGCTAGAATAAGTGGTATTGCTACACCACAGAATCCAGGTGATGCTGCTAACAAAGTATATGTCGATAATACAACATTAACACAGCCATTAGCTATGGCATTAGACGTTACAGGTATCGATACTAACTTAGCATATCTAGAAATTGTTGCTTCTTACTTAGCAGGACTGTTTCCAGTTGAATCTGTTAACGTTGGTAAAATAGCAAGAATACATACAACTAGTTATAGTAGTGTTACAATTAATATTGAAACAGCAAAGAATATTTCAACGGTTGCTGTTGACAAAAATGGTACAGAAAATCAACCAGTGGTTCGAGATATTGCGTTTAACAATATCGAATTCACAAATCCAAACAGACAACTTTTAACTTATGAAGTGCAGGCAAATACTGATCCTGTCACTAATATTACAACAATTGAATGGGTAAACATAGGTCTTGAAAGTTTATAAAGATACGATAAATAATAATAGCATTTAGGGGTACAGAATATGGCTTATCAAATTGATAGATTCGACAATTCACTGTTAACAACAGTAGAAGATGGAACTATAGATCAAACAACCAATATCAAATTTATTGGTAAAAACTACGCAGGGTACGGAGAGATCCAAAACGAGAACTTATTGTTCTTGTTAGAAAACTTTGCAGGCGGAAACGCACCAACTAGAGCAATTAGAGGGCAGTTATGGTACGATTCTACAAATAGTAAACTAAAATATTTTGTTGCTACTCCTGGCGCATTACCAGGTATTGGATATTGGAAATCAACAGGCGGTTCTGAGATCGCATCAAGTGCACCTAGTACACTTGTTAAAGGTGATTTTTGGTGGGACGAAGTAAACAATCAGTTATATGTGCATAACGGTACAGCAGGAGATAATCAATATACCCTAGTTGGTCCTCAGTCTGCTGGTTCAGGTATTACTAACATGGTAAGTGAACAAGTAATTGATACGTTAGGTGCTACAAAAACTATTATTAAAGCTGTAATTAATGATCAAACTTCGTATATTATAAGTAACGAAGAATTTACTTTAGGATCACTTAATCCTATTGCCGGCTTTGATAAAATTAAAAAAGGTACAACCCTAAAATATACTTTAGATTCAGACAACGGTGTTACAAATAGTACTAATGTAGCCGGAAATGATTATGTTTACCATGGTACTGCTTCTAATGCAGAAAAACTAGGTGGCGTTGCAGCAAGTGCATATGCACTAAGTGCCGCAGCTAACTTTTCTGCAACACTAACAGCACCTAGTGCAACTATAGATGGAATTTTTGGTCTATCTACACAAAGCGGTGCTGGTGTACTATCAAACAATAATGGTAGTAACAGTGAAATAATTTTTAAAACAACAAACGCTTCAGGTACACTAACTGATGTAGCAAAAATTACACACCCAGCAGTAGTTCCGGTATTAGACAATGTAACTGATTTAGGATCGCCTACATTACAATGGGCAGAAGTACATGCTGTAAACTTTAGAGGCGAATCTGATAAAGCAACTAATCTTAAAGTAAATGATCCTGCAGCAGGCGCACCTAGTCACCAAACAGCAACAGTCACTGCTGGCGGAAATACAATTGCCGCAAGAGATGCAAGCGGTGACATTACAGCAAATGTTTTTCATGGTACAGCAACACAAGCACAATTTGCTGACCTTGCAGAGAAATATACCACTGCTGAAGAATTACCAGCAGGCACAGCAGTTGCAGTATGTGGACATCCGGATCATGAAGTAGAGCCAGCAAGCGCAAGTTCATTCTGTATTGGTGTTGTATCAACAGATCCTGCGCTTATGATGAATTCAGAAGCAGAAGGGCAATATATTGGACTTAAAGGACGTTTACCAGTAAGAGTAAAAGGTCCAGTTTCAAAGGGTATGGCAGTGTATGCTTGGGCAGAAGGTGTATGTACAACTATTGCTTCAACGGCAATGGTAGGCATAGCACTAGAAACAAATAACGATGAGGGCGAAAAATTAGTAGAATGTGTTCTTAAGGTATAAAGGAAAGATAAATGGCCGTCGGAGATTTAATTACAGCATCAAGGTTTAACCTATTGCAAAACAGAATAGCAGCAGTTTTAGGAACTGGCGCTGGACAAACTGGATATGGACAAGGTGCTTCAGGTTATGGTGGTGCTATAAGTAGTGAAGAAGTAACAAACATCCCAGGCGGCAATATGCAAGTTAATGTTACTGCACAGTCTTTTAATAATTTATACAAAGACTTGATAAGAGCAAGATTACACCAAATTGGGTTATTAAGTTCTGAAATAACTGATCAAATAAAAAATCTTGAATTTGTAGCCGGAATTGATATTATAGGCGAAGAGTCAACTGGCACAGGAGCTGATGCTGAATTTAAAGGTATTGCTGATCTAGAAAGAATGATGGATAGAATCGAAACTGATAAATTCTTAGTTGATTCGACTCAGTCAGTAGTCGAATTGGGTACTTCTTCCACTAGAACTTCTCAATGGAATGGACAACTTATACATGAAGTAAAAGTTTCTTTTAATAATTCTGGTCATCGTAGACATTTTTTTAACTCAGGCGGTGAACTTAGAATAGAAACATCTAATTTAGGTTATGCAACCCCTAAAGGCAATGACTGGAGTGTTCTATTACAACGAGCAGGTATAGTTAAGTTTAACCATAGTGATACTAGTACAACTGACCAGGGAACACCTTCTGCAATCGGCAACTATGATTTAACAACTTCTTATCAATTAATTTATACTAAATTAAGCAATGGTGGAATATATCCTACATATAATCAAAATTTAATGGAAATATATGCAAAAGAAGTTTCTGATTCTGAAATACAATTTAAAATTGTATTTGATGATTTGGAAAGCGGCGCAGAAGATGATTTAATTGACGGAACTTTAAAGAGTAGTGTAAATCATTTAAGAGCAAAAAGTACTCTAACTGGTGATGATTTAATTGACTTTTATATCGAAGTTCCTGCACCAGTTTACCAAAACATAACAACACTGTAAAGTAAATAAACTATATATAATGATATAGTTTGACAGGAGTCCCAATGCCTACCTTTATTACAGCCACGCGATATAACAATCTACGTTCTCGAATATTATCAGTAATGGGAGATTCTTCTTCAGGTGCTAACGAAACATATGGCTACGGAAACAGTATTGATTCTACAACAGTAGCAGCAACATCTAGCGGTGATTTGATTAGTGAACAACAGTATTTAGATATTTATAGCGATATTGTAAGAGCAAGAGTACACCAGATTGGAACAACCGCTTTTGGGACAATTGAAAGTCCTTATGTAACTGGTGATTACCTTGCAAACACAACTAATACTGATAAAATTGAAGAAGCTCACATAATATATCTTGAAGGTTTAATGACTGATTGCGAAAATAATAGATTTGACCTACATACTAGTCAACGTTCTGAAACTTCATATTCGAGTAATAGCAGAACAACTCCATGGAATGGTGCTGTAAATCATGAATTCACACTAACATTTGCAGACGCTGCTGCACGTAGAGAATTTTTTAATGCAGGTAGTAGAGTGAAAATAGATTCTACACAAACAGGCGATAACTCTACAAAGGGTCAAGAATGGTCGGGTATAATCGGAACTGGACACGTTGAGTTTGGTTATACAAGCACTATACACAGCACAGGCTATGGTACTGCTTCGAGTATTGGTAACTATGATCTTACTAGTACTTACCAAACTATATGGCAAAAAACAGCATCAACGTATACAGGTAACATTTTTTATATTCAAGCAAAAGAAGATAACACTTCTAGAATTAGATTTAACGTAGTGTTTGACGATGTTAATACAGGCGGCGTTGATGGACAAGGTACTGATGTTGACGAAGACGTCCAGGGCACGTTAACAGTACAACCGTCTGTACTGAGAGCAAATGGTACAATGGTAATAGGGTCTAACACAGTCACCACTGTAAGTGTAGCAGCACCAACTTACAACTCTACAAGCAACCTGTAATAATAAGTATATTCATATTGACTTACTAAACAATCTGTGTTATACTTAACACTAACAGGAGGTAGTATGGACGAAAGATTAGAAAAAGCCCTTGACTTTAGCAAGTATATGGTTACGATCAATAATCAAAAACGTATTCTTCAAGAAAAGTTTAAAGAAAGTTTAATATATTTTACTGAAGGTTCTCAGTTTACTATTACACGAGAGTTAATTACATTTATAGATTTACTAGTAAAGCAAGGTGCAGATACTGACGTTGTTTTGACTGATGACAACGATCGTCCAGTAATGATACCAGACTTGTCTAAGTTTTTAGAAGATATTTTAGATATTTACTTTGAAGCTTCTAACGATTATCATAACAGTTATGTAGCATTGGGTAAAAAACGTTCGGTAGAAAAATTAATAGAAAATGACTAAAGGCGCATTACTATTTGCAAGAAATAACGGATCGCTTGATTATGTAAATCAAGCACAATTTTTAGCAAAACGTATACAGAAGTATTTAAATATTCCTACTAGTATAGTTACTGATTCTCCAGACTACTTAGTAGAAAGTTTTGACCGAGGAATATTTGATAAGATTATTCCTACAGCATGGGAAGTTGTCCAGAATAATAGATTTTACTTTGATGGTACTTTAACACACAAAAAACTTCCTTTTAAAAATGCAGGCAGAGCACAAGCATATGATCTATCTCCATACGATAGCACATTGTTATTAGATACAGATTATATTATTTCTAATGATTTATTTAAATCCTGTTTTGACAGTCAATATGATTTAATGATGTTTAAAAATGCAAAAGATTTATCAGGAACACGTAGTGAAGCAGAGTTTAAGTACATAAGTGAGTGTGGTGTTGATTTTTATTGGGCAACTGTAGTATATTTTACAAAGACTGAATCAAATAAAATATTCTTTGATCTAATTTCACACATACAAGATAATTGGCCTCATTACAGGCGAGTGTATCAAATTGACTCTCCGTTATTTAGAAATGACTTTGCATTTAGTATTGCAGCACATATTCTTAATGGTTTTGATGGACTTGATAGTTGTGTACAAGAATTACCAGGTACGCATTATTATACAATTGATAAAGATATATGTTTAGAAATTAATGATGATTATATGCAATTTTTGGTTGAACGACCAAAATACTTAGGAGAATATCTAGCATTAAGTACTAAAGGAAAAAGTGTTCATATAATGAATAAATTTAGTCTAGAAAGAGTAATTAATGAGCAATAGAGGTATAATAGTTTTAGCACAAAATAGTTATGAAAGAGTATCGAGACAAATACCTAATCATTTCCTCGAAGAGCAATACAGAGGTATTCATGTAGATATATGGTATCCGGATCTCGACTATATATCTGGTCAGCATGTTTGGTATGATAATAAAGTCTTTAGATTTGTTAATACTTGTTTACAGTCTAAAACATTTAATTATGATGATGTAAAATTAGTAATACCTGAAGTCTATATACACTATGACAAAAACGATCTTGTTGTACATCACTTGTGTAAAAAGAATAATATTGTATTATCTGATAATAATATTTACGAAGTGCGTAAAGAAGATGAAACGCAATTATATACACTGACTCCTCAATTTGAAGGAGTTAACATTGATATTTGGTATAAAGAAGTTTTACATTTAGCAGGTCAACATGTTTGGCATAATAACAGAGTGTGGCGTGCTTTAGTTGACGTACCAGCAAATAGTGAGTTTACTGAAGACGATTACGAGCCTATTATTGATCAAGAAGTTAAATTGTATGCAGACAGTAACAAAAGTTTAGTATTCGAAAACCCACGGCCGGGCAATTTAGTGTGTTATTATAATAATTTATATACAGTTGATCCTGTACTACAAGTAGACTATGTTAAACAGGCTGTGTTATTAGCACTGTCTCTAAGTAAAAATAGTCCTAATGAAAAAATATCAATTATTACTAACGATATTGTTCCTGCAGATTATGAGATATTGTTTGACAAAATTATTCCTATTCCCTTTGGTGATGATGCTGAAACAACTATTTGGAAAGTTGAAAATAGATGGAAAATCTATCACTGTAGTCCGTATGATGAAACAATTGTAATGGACACTGATATGATGGTGTTTAATGATCTTACTAGTACGTGGAATATGTTAAGTGATTCAGATTTATTCTTTACATCTGAAGTAAGAACATTTAATAATAACGTAATTGAAAATGATTTTTACCGAAAGACATTTACCGAAAACTATTTGCCTAATACATACGTTGGGGTACATTATTTTAAACAATCAGATCTAGCAAAAAACTTTTATAATTTACTAGAAATTATTTGTAAGAATTGGAAAGAGTTTTGGAAAGAGTTTCTACCTAATCAAACACCCGGACATTTGAGTATAGATGTCGCAGCAGCAATTGCAATAAAAATACTTAATATAGAAGAAGAAGTTACAAATAAGAAAAACAATATTCTTACATTTACACACTTAAAGCCGATGATACAAGGCTGGAACAATCCGCCAGATAGGTGGCAAGATAAATTAGGCGTATATTTAGATGACAATTGTAATTTAAAGTTAGGAAATTTTGTACAAAATGGTATATTGCATTATACCGAAAAAGACTTTGTCGAAAAAGTATTTAACAAATACAAGGAAATAACTTATGTCTAATTTAATTAATGCAATAACAAAATTAAACAGTTTAATAGCACAAGGAGATATAAGTTATGTGTATTTTGAAAAAACACATGGCGAAGTCTTTGACATTACAAATAACCCTATAGATAGCGATTATGATGTTATTGAAGTTAATCATGACGAAGTAAAAGAATATTTTTTAGGTAGAGCAAAAATTAGCGAATATGTAGTAAAATATAATCATCAACTTAGAGAATACGTAATCGCTAGAGAGGTTGCAACTAGTTTTTTAAAATCAGTTGAAGATTACCTTTATCAAATTCCATTTAAAGGTAATACATTTGACAACCTAGAAAAGATATACGTTGGTATAGATTTTAGAAAACATAACGCAACTGATTTGTTTTATAAAGGCGATCACGTTTGGGCTAATAATAATGTATACAAACTTCATAAAGATTTTACTGTTGAAGATACGTTAGACACTGCTGAACTATTTCTTGAAAATATAGTATCAGTAGATAAAAAATCTATTCCTTTAATGGCACGAAAAAATAGAAAAGGACATAAAGTTTTAGTTAACAATCAGTTGTATATGATAAATTCGTCTGATGACACTAGTGTATATATTTTTAAAAATGATATTGCAAAACAATGGCAATTTTATAGCACTAAAGATATTGTTGTAAATGAAAAATTGTTAGACAAGGAAATTACTGATAAGGTTGTTATGTTTTTTATCACTGAGCCCGATGATCCTAACATACTAATTCGGACTATTGAAATACCAATTAAAGATTTAATAGACAAGACAAAGTGCATATTTCCGTACATGTACAAATCAGAAGAAGAAAATCTTTCGATATTTACACCACGACTTTATCGTAATTATAGATATGAGGTAGTAAAATGAATTCAATTAAAGTAGCAGACTATGATGTTATCTTTTTAAGTTACGACGAGCCCAACGCAGAAAAAAACTATGCAGACTTGTGTAGTAAAATACCATGGGCTAAACGTGTCCACGGAGTAGAAGGCTCGGATGCTGCACACAAGGCTTGCGCAGAATTAAGCGAAACTGATAGATTTATAACTGTAGATGCTGACAATATAGTATATGCTAATTATATACAACAAATTATAAATTTTAAACCTGAAGCACAGTTAGATCATAGTGTTGTTAGCTGGTGTGGAAAAAATGTTATAAACGGATTAGTATATGGAAATGGCGGACTTAAATGTTGGCCAAAGAGTTATGTTCTCAATATGCGTACACATGAAAATGCTGAACCAGGAAATCCGCAAGGTCAAGTTGACTTTTGTTGGGACATGCGCTATATCCAAATGAATACTACTTTTAGTGATGTGTATAATAATGCAACTCCACAGCAAGCATGGCGTGCTGGTTTTCGTGAAGGTGTTAAGATGTCACTTGATCAGGGAATGAAGCCTGATACAAGTAAACTGTATGACGGATATTGGCAAAATTTACATAGACTTTATATTTGGCAAATGATCGGTGCAGATGTAGAAAACGGACTATGGGCGATATTTGGTGCAAGACAGGGGTTGTATATGACAATGTGTACAGACTGGAACTTTATAAATGTACGTGACTTTTCGTATTTGAATAATTTTTGGAACCAATTAGAAGTTACTGATGAAACACTAATGTCTACAATACAGGATTTAGGTAAAACTTTGATAAAAGAATTAAATATTCCGATATCAATATCTCCACTAAGTGATCAACAAAGTAAATTTTTTAAAACAGTTTATCAAGTGCCAAAAAGAATAAACAAAGAACCATTTTTAATTGAGGATAATAATGACACCTGAAGTATGGAAAAAAGAAAATCTAGATCCTGTTAGTTGCAGTTTTTGTGTAGCTAAGTGGAAACAAGTTACACTACACCTACATACCGGACAGACGCATAGTTGTCATCATCCAGTACCTCACAAAATACCTGTTGAAGAATTAGAAGGTAATTCTAGTGCATTACATAATACAAAATTTAAGAAGTTACAACGTAAGCAAATGCTCGAAGGTGATAGGCCTAAAGAGTGTGACTATTGTTGGCGTGTAGAAGACAATAACGAAATAAGTGATAGAACATATAAGTCCAAAGAACCCTGGGCTGAATCTTATATTCCAGAAATTATTCAAAAACCTTGGGATGATAATGTTAATCCTAGTTATTTAGAAGTAAGTTTTAGTAGTGTGTGTAATTTCAAATGCTCATACTGTTCACCACAAGTTAGTAGTAAATGGATGGAAGAAGTTCAGAAATACGGACCGTATCCAACTACAACTGCGCATGGCGGTATTGATTGGCTTAAAGATCAAGGTGTTATGCCTATACCAAATAAAGATTACAATCCTTATGTAGAAGCATTTTGGAAATGGTGGCCCGATGTATCAAAGGATCTCAAACATTTCCGTATTACAGGCGGCGAGCCATTACTTTCTAAAGATACATTTCGAGTACTAGACGATCTTATAGAAAATCCTAGACCAGACCTAGAGTTTGCTGTCAACAGTAATATGTGTGTTCCAGACGGAGTGTTTAATCGCTTTATGGAAAAAATTAAAATAATCTGTAGCGAAGGCAAGGTTAAGAAATTTAAAATATTTACAAGTGCTGAAGCTACAGGAGCACAAGCAGAATACATTAGACACGGACTAGACTACAACAAATGGTTAGATAATATAAACAAAGTATTAACTGAAGTTCCAAATTGTACATTTACTAATATGGCAACATATAACTTTTTAAGTTTGTTTAGTTTTAAAAATCTTATTAAAGATATATTAGAAATTAAAGATACATACGGCGGTTGGCAGGCTAAGCACATGCCTATGATACTTGATGTTCCTTATTTGAGACATCCTGGATATCAAGCAGTTGATATTATGCCTGCAAAGTTTAGAAGATATATATATGATCAGGTTTCTTTAGTATACGATAACATAGAAAACAACGGCTGGTACGAATCAGCTAATAGGAAATTCTTTAATTGGGAAGCCGAAAAGTTTAGACGTATATATGAAATAACAACATACATCGACGAAGAACACGAAACAAAACCCCATGTAATTAATCATAGAAAAAATTTAATTAGATTTGTTGATGAGCATGATAGAAGACGTGGAACTAATTTTCTTAAAACGTTTCCTGAAATGGAAGAAGAATATCATAAATGGAAAAATACTATATGATATACTTTTTATATGACTATGTTTTTCCGGGATATTTTTTACCTAATGCTTTAGAAAGTAATCATGCTGTGTTGAATTACATGCACTCTCAACATAATATAAGCAACGGATTTAACGCCTATACTGACCCTAGCGAATCTAATATTAGTAGACAGATATTTAATAATCAGTTAGGAGACTGGCCTAACAGTTGGACAGTAACAAATTTAAATGCTTTAGAAGAAGTAACTAGTATAAAACATACTTCATTATTCGAAGGAAAACAAAAGTGTAGTCATTATTTTTATGTTGTTAAGATAAGTCCTCATTTAGATCAGTTTGCAGCACATGGAGTTAGGCAATTTTCAAAACTTAATGGTAATTATTTTTGGAAGTATATGTCGCAAGAAGCATTAGAAGATGCTCAAAACAAAAAATGTACTATAATTCTAGATTTAGCTCAGGAAAATTATATCGAAAAACATGAATATGAAAATTTACATAAATGTTTAGAATCGTCCTATATTCCACCGAGTCAAATTATTTTAGTGTTTAATACACATAATGGCCATAAGATATACGATGAATGGTTTGAACCCCATGAACGAAAGATTCAAGTGCGTGATTGGCCGTTTGTTATGTGGAACAGTAGTAAATATTATTCAAAAACTGGTCGATGGGATTCAGAGTTAGAAAAAAGTAGAAAACGTCCTTTTAGATTTTTAATGAAAATAAAAAGTCCTAGAAATCATCGACAAGCACTTCTGTATTCTTTATATTGTGAACAAATTTTAGATCGCGGTGATTGGAGTTATCTATCTGAAAAAACCTCGCTAAATGATCAAATGTTAAAACATGTTAAGATTGAATGGAGTTTAGATTACGATGTCGAAACAGAGTCATTGGTTAATTTATTTCCAAAAAAACTTGCCGACGAGCCCGATACTACTATGAATACTGTAAGTGCATGGACTGATCGAACACGAGAACCTTATAGAAATAGTTATTTTTATATATGCACAGAAACATACTATCATGGAGATCATAAATCATTAACTGAAAAAGTTTTTAAACCGATAGGAAACTATCATCCTTTCTTTTTCTTTTCTTTCAAGGGTGCATTACAGCATTTAAGAGATTTAGGATTTAAAACTTTTAGTCCTTGGATAGACGAGTCGTATGATAATGAAAAAGTTGCACACAAGCGTTTAAAAATGATAGTTTCAGAAGTCAAACGATTATGCGAAATGTCCGAAGATGAAATATATACATGGTATTGGGAAATGCAAGATATTTTAGAACACAATAGAGAGCACTTAATAAAGATTTACGAGTCAGAGCCTTTAACTAAAGACTTTGTAAATTTCTTGGAAGCAAAAGCAAATGAGCTATAAAAATCAAAAATGGAACGAATGGATAGTTTCGCATCTTAATACGTTTGGCAAACAAGTTCCAATTTATAAACCTTCTGTATATCGTGAATACAGAGGAGAAATTTTTACAACTTATCATTCTAGCGACCATCCTGTAACAGAAATTATTTCTAAAGACAGCGAAGTTCACGGAAGATTTAGTAAGTCTTACAAAGGTGTATTAAGAGGCTTGCATTATGATGATAAGACTTATAAACTTGTACAAGCTCTTGTAGGTGATATCTATTTAGTTGTTCTTGATCTTAAAACAGGTAAGTGGGAATCTTATATACTATCAGAAAAGACTAGAGATCAAGTTTTAATACCTCCTGGGTACGCTAACGGTCACTATGCACTAACAGATTGTATATTCCATTATAATATGTTCTACGAAGGCGACTATGTAGACGAAAAGAATCAAGGTGTTATTAAGTGGAACGATCCTCGATTTAGAATAGAGTGGCCTACAACAGATCCTATTTTACAGGAAAGAGATAGATGAAACAATACGATAAACTTTTATCTTTTGGTTGTAGTTTTACACAAGGCGCAGGCCTTAATTCACCAGAGTATCATAGGTGGTTAAAAAAGCATCCTCCTAATGAATATGGAAATTATATGTATGCCAATGCATATCCTACACAACTAGCAAAAATGCTAAATTGTGAAGTAGAAAATCACGGAGTTCCAAGAGCATCGAACGATTTAATTTTTAAGAACGTATATGAGCACACAAAAGATATTAAGGATGGTAGCAATATTCTAGTTACTATGCAAACAACTCTGTTGCCACGTATAATGATTTACTCAAATCAAATAGAAGATTTTGTTACAGTTAACAATTTAGAAATTGACGATAAAAATATCAAGCGATACTACACCTTGTATCAAAAATATTTTTACAACAGAACAGTCGAATTCAATACCCTTATGAAAAATATTGACTTATATACTGTATATCTACAAAACAAAAAAATTGATGTATTGTGGATTCTGTACGATGCAGACGAAGTGCCTGATGAAAGTAAAACCATGATGACATTTGATAACATTCATTACAACATTGATTTATGTCGATATATTTCAACTAATAAATATAGATTATTAGACTTACCAAATTATCCTATAGATGATTCACATTTTTCAGTCGATGGTCACAGAGTAGTAGCAGAACACATACATAGTCATTTAGGAAAATATTATGATTAAAAATTTAGAACAGTATCCTCAGGTGAGAGAAAGCATTTTTACAGCACAAGATCTAATTGAGTTTGAAAATAAAATAATAGAACATTGGGAAGGTGCTAAGATTAGAGGACCTGTTCATTTAAGTAACGGTAATGAAGATTCGTTGATAGAAATATTTAAAAGAATTAAAACAAGCGACTGGGTATTTTCTACATGGCGTAGTCATTATCATGCTTTGTTAAAAGGTCTAAGTCCTAATTGGTTAGAACAAGAAATACTTGATGGTAAATCTATTACAGTTTGTAACATCGATGAAAAATTCTATAGTAGTGCAATCGTCGGTGGACCTCTTTCAATAGCATTAGGTGTTGCTAAGTCTATCAAAGATAACGGAACTGATGATAAAGTTTGGTGCTTTATAGGAGATATGTGTTTTGAAACTGGGCTATTTTATGAAGTCCATAAGTACGCACGTAATTTCGATCTACCATTATACTTTGTAGTAGAAGATAACGAAGTTAGTACAAGAACTCCGACTGTAGCAACATGGAATAAAACAAGAGATTTACCTAATGATGTTATACATTATAACTATAAATCTAAATATCCTCATTACGGTACTGGTAAATGGGTAGTTTTCTAAATGAAAGTTGTTTTTGATAAATGGGTAAATGGAATTGCATTACCTAATGGGTTACATCAGTCCTGTTTATATGAAACTTCTAATCTTTTTAATGAAGAAGAAATTAGAAAAAGAATAGAAGAGACTGTCGGTGTATCTTTTAGATGGCACGATAATTTTCATCGATATACAATTAAACCAGGACTATTAAAACAAGTAAGTCCAGATGAAGTAGATGTTAACGATAATGAAACTTACTTATTTCCTTTAGAGATTTTGCATTTTGAAGTTTTATGGAAGGGCAGTTATACAAAAAATACTAATATTCATTATTCTCTTATGGATACACTGTCAACTAAGATGCGTAATTTAATTCTATCAGGAAAGGTTAAGATTATAATTAATCTTACGCATGATCCGATTATGTTAGACGGTATACGAGAAATAGAAGACTATTTTAGATCTTATGGAATGGATTTAAAAAATTTAATTATGGTTGCTGGCAATATTCAAAAAAATACAGAAATGCATGTTATCGAAAGTTCGACGTTCTTTGCACACGAAAGTGCAAAAGAAATGATGAACTTTCCGTTTGTTGGTAGTCTAAATTATACTGCTGATATAGTAAGAGAGGCAGACCTAGATGGATCTAAACGTAGTAAGCACTTTTTAACTTTAAATAGGGCAAATCGAAAGCATAGATATTATCTATTATACGAATTAGTGCGTACAGGTTTATTAGAAAAAAGTTTAGCAAGTTTTATTTCACCTATGCAGGAAGAAACAGACATTGTACAAAATTGGCTTTATGAACATTACGGTGCTGATATGCCTAAGGACGTAATTGATAAAGCTAATGCAATGATTCCAATAGAACTTGACACTAATCATTTTGATGACAAAACAGGATTTCCATCAAACCAAACTAATAAACAGTGGTATACTGATAGTTATGTAAGTATTGTATCTGAAACAGATTTTATCAATAACGATTATCCTTTTAATTCTGAAAAAACGTTTAGACCATTTGTAAATTTACATCCGTTTATACACTACGGAAATATTGGTGCAATACAACTGTTGCACGAGTTAGGTTTTAAAACTTTTGAACCGTATATTGACGAAGCATATACTAGAGAAGATAACAAGAAGAAGCGTGTTCAATTAATGATGAAAGAAATTAGAAGACTGGGTAATATGTCTCTTGACACCATGCATGATCTGTATTATAATTGTAAGGATATACTTTTATATAATCAAGAACATCTTAAAACTTTTATAGATACTAATCCTTATATAGAGTTGTTTGAAAAAATTGAGGAACTATATCGGTAATGAAATTTTTGCTTATTCATGCAAATTCTGCAAAAAGAGTATTTCAGTCTTTAGCATCATCCGATAGTGCTATAGAGACACCTATTTGGGCAGGACTCTTAGAAAATAGTCTATCAACAGCAGGTATAGGAACAGAAATATTAGATTGCGAAGTCTTAGGATTGACTGCAGAACAGTCAGCGGCAAGGATACAAGACTCTAGATGTGAAATGGCAGTTTTTATTGTCTATGGAGCACAACCGAGCGCTTCTTCGCAAAATATGACCGGAGCAATAGAAGTTGCAGAACTTGTAAAACAATTAGATGCTAATATTAAAATAGGATTCGTAGGCGGGCATGTAAGTGCATTGCCTGTCGAAACACTTGAGTTACATTCTTTTATTGACATTGCATTTACAAATGAAGGTGTACAAGCATTACACGATTTAAGTCAAGCTTCGGACTTAACAAAGTCCTTGTCCTACATCAAAGGTATAGCATATAGGGATGCAGAAGGTGTACATTTAAATGAAGCATCTATTCCTGTTTCTAGAAGCAACCTTGATATTATCTTGCCTGGAATAAATTGGAATAAAATAGATCCTAACAGTGGGTATAGAACAGCTGGCTGGCATAGTTGGACTAATAATTCAATAAAAGAACCTTTTGCATCTATATATACTAGTTTAGGATGTCCGTATAAGTGTTCCTTTTGTATGATTAATATTATTAATAGATCTAGCAATGATCAACTCGACGCATCTCATATGAATGGCTTTAGATTTTGGTCTCCGGAATTTACAGTTAATCAACTTGGTATACTAGCAGATAAAGGTGTTAAAAATATTAAATTTGCAGATGAACTGTTTGTTCTTAATCCTAGACATTTTGTAAGAATATGTGAGTTAATCATTGAACGAGGCTATGACTTTAACATATGGGCATATGCTAGAGTAGACACTTGTAAACCAGAGCATTTAGAAATACTAAGACGTGCAGGTGTTAAATGGCTCGCATTAGGAATTGAGAATCCTGATATAGAAGCTAGAAAAATTATATACAAAGAAGGGTTTGAAGATGTAAACATTACTACATTGATTGCAAATATTCAATCGCATGGTATTGCAGTAGCAGGAAATTACATATTTGGATTACCAGGAGACACGCAGAAAAGTATGGAAAATACCTTACAGTTTGCTAAAGAAAACTTAACTGAAATGGCTAGTTTTTACTGTGCTATGGCTTATCCAGGATCGCCGTTATATAGACAGTCAAAAGCAAATGGAGTAAAACTTCCTGACCAGTATATAGGTTACTCGCAACACGCATATGAAACACAAAACTTGCCAACAGATTATTTGTCAGCAGCAGAAGTTTTAAGATTTAGAGATTATGCATGGGATAGATACAATAGCTTACCAGAATATGAGAGACTATTAGAAAAAAGATTTGGATTTCATGCAGTAGAGCAATTGCGTAATACAAGAAAGAAAACTTTAAAAAGAAAATTATTAGGTGATTGATGTCCAAGTATTATTTTAAGTATAGCCGTTGGAATGAAATAGGGTACATTATGTATTTTTTAAAAAATGGCAAGGTTAATGTAGGAGAGCGAGGTAGATTTAGTGTTAAACTTAACAATGATTTGTTCTATTTTGGCAAATCTTGGCCTAAAAAAAAATACTTAGAATGTTCTAACAGCATTGATCTTATTA